GAATCATTTCATCATACTGTTTAATTAAACTCCTTAACTCACTCATAGCCCTACTCTGTGCATTAAGAAAAGATGCTTGCCTATCCCATGCAAATTGAAATTCATACTCTATCTTCTCACCATTTTCTGTGCTTTCATTTTCTTTAATCCTTAATCATTTCTTCCTTGTCTTTAACATACATTATCTTTTGTGCTCTTATTATTGCTGCATATTGTATTGTTATCTGTTCCCAAAGAATATCAAATTTATCTTTATCCTTTATCTCATTAATTAAGTCTTGGGTTTCTTCAGGTAAGTATTTTGAGAAGAAACCAAATTTTTCAGCATTCTTATTTCCAGGAGGACCAGTGGCATTTTTATTACCTATGGGTGCACCTCTTTTATTTTTAGGTGCACCCTTCTTTTTCTCATTAGCCCAATTGTATCTTTTTATCCATGACTTTAAAGTATTTAAACTAATGTCATACTTTGCTGATATTTCCTTTTGTTTCATACCTTTTAGGTAATCTTGTTTTACTTTTTCTTTCACATCTTGCACACCACCACCTCGTTTGTTTGTCGTTTTGGGAATAAAAAAAGAACTCGTTTGGAGTTCTCAGTTTACAATATCATATCTATGATTGATTCTTACTTTAATATTGTTATATTCAACTTCGGTTATTAAACCCAACATTTTCAAAGATTCTATATTTTCATTTAAACAGTCTATAAATCCAAGTTCACTTTCTAATAATCTTAATTCTCCTCCAGCAAATTCCATCTCATCTATTAATGCTTGCATTTTACATTTTATCATAGTCAGAAGATTATACCTTTTATACTTTAATTTCGTTATTTCATCTACTGTAAACGATATTATTGGCATCTTATCTGATAAATATAATTTTCTTCTTTTTCCTTCAGCATATTGCCACCCCTTACCTGTCAATCCATTTAAAGAAATAAATATGCCCAATCCCGCATTATTTTTATTGCATATTTCTGCTAGTTTAGATACCATTCCTACATCCACTTTTCTACTTTTCCAGTTTTTACATTCACATACTATTTTTGATTTTATATTACATAAGAATGGTATTGGTATGTTGTCATTAAACTTAACAAAAACATCTAGCTCATTATCTGTTGTAGACTTATTTACAGATATATCACTTAATATTGTAAATCTAGACATTATAAATCTTACTAATTGTTCTAAAATTTTTCCTTTCTCATGATTTTTAGATTTATTCCATTCCTTAGATAATTCTATTTCTTTTATATAATTAGAGAATTCGTCTAATAGCATACTGTCATCATAAAAAGGCTCCCAAATTAAATTATCATCACATATGCTTAGATATTCTTTTAAGGTATCTAGACTCACTGTATCACTTCTCCAATCTTCTAAAGCCTATTTTTGTATCTTCAAAGTTGTATTTATAACCACATCCACATATTGGGCATTCTTGTCCTTTTGAAAAAGCATTGAATTCTTTTATCGAAGTGAAGTATTTATAGTGACCTATTTCATTTTCATATACGCTATCTGGATTAGAACATTCAACAACAATAAAAAATTCTAATTCATTTTCTTTAACTAAAAATTCAAGAACTCTTGTAGCCTCTAAAAGTGTAACTTTAGTTTTCCTGGCCAGCAATCTTGGTGTAATGATATCACTCTTCATTAATTTCTCTAATTCTTCTATTATAGATTTTGCTTTACTCTGATTTCCTAAAAGTATACTTATATTCTCCAACTTTTCGTATAACATCATAAATCACCCTCTCTTCTATAAATTTAGAAGTGTCTGTTCTTATTAAATATAATTCTTTATCTAAGACTTCAATTAAAAATCTGGATAAAGTTCCATTGAATGATTTCATGACACCTAAATTCTTGACATCCTCATTGTTTCTAGATGTCTTGGCTATAGCATGTCCCTTTCCTGATTTTAGGGTTGCTGTTTTAGACCCAACTCTACAGTATGAATTTACTCCATCACCATTTTGCACAAAAGTACTGTATTGATTTTCATCCTCTACCACACCAAATTCGTCTATTAGAATATTCTCATAGAGTATTCCCACTCCCTCTTTGAAATTTTCTATTATAGCCTTATCAGTTATTCCAGAAGCAATAGCTATCTTTTTTGCGAATTCATCTATTTTATCAATATTTTCTTCATATTTTTTGTTTATCTCAGGATTATTATGAGCACTGCCTTCCTCAGCAAGCTCATATGTAGCATCATATATCCAATCATTGTATTTTTCTATTTGTATATTATAAGTAGTTAACAAATCTTCTAATTTTGATACATAATATTTTGCTATTTCTGAGAAATCTCTTGCTTTAGCCTCTATATTATCTATGCTTTTTATACCTACAGTATGTGGTATAGAAACTATTATTTGTTTCAAACTTAAGTCTAGAAATAAAGTTGCAAAATAAAAAGTTTTTTCTAATCCAGATTCTATATTCCCATTCTCATTTTCATTTTTACAGCTAATTAAAGCTGGAGAAATAAATCTTATAATCAATCTTTTGTTTATGACATCATTTTTTTTATATATGACCTTAGTTTCTTCTAAATCACTAGTATCAATCTCCAATAAATTTTCACTTACTATATCTTCTACTATGTTTTTTAAATCTTCCAATTCCAAGTCAGAATCATTGTAATTAAAAACATAATAATTATTATGACCATCTATTGTAAAGATTGATATCCATTCCTTAAAATAATCTAGTTTTTCTCCATCATTTTGTATTATGTTTATCAAGCTATTTATAGCAGTTTCTTTTTTTCGTTTATTAATTCCCCAATTTTCAAAATCTTTAAGGTGTTTCATTTGTACCATTTGTAATATATTCTTTATGTTCTTTAGATTCTTTTCATTTAACAAATTTATAATCCCCCTCTATTTATATATCTTTATGTAATTTATATTATCATATTTGTACATCATTTTAGCAATAAATATTATTATCTACATTAATTATTAAAAAAAGACTTAGAATTTAATCTAAGCCTTTTTTTGGGGATACATATTATATTTAAGGGAGCAAGTTTTAGGAATCGAACCTAAGATTACACACCAGTCCTTGCAAATTGAGTGAGGTTACCAAGCCCCACTCTTTTAGACATTTGAATTAAATTCCGTTTTAATCCAGCATATCTACATATAGTGTATTAATAAGTTTGAACATAGTAAGAATTGAACTTACAGCATCCTCATGCCCTGCCTAGTTTGTTCATATAAGCTAGGCGAATCCCTTAACCTAGCCCACATATATTTAGTTTTGAGAGAGAAATATTCATTTCCACAATACTATTATCTCACATTTTAAATTGTAAAATCGGCAGAAAAGCGGCAATAAAAAGACCTAGAATTTAATCTAGGTCTTTCATTATATTATTTAATTTTCCATATTCTCTTTCCATTGCTTCAATAGTTACTACCCAATCACGACCAAACTTTTTACAATCAATATTTTCAACTAATTTGCCTGTCGCAACTGCTTTTCTAAGTGTAGAATCTTTCAAATCCCATAATTTTGTTGCTTCTGCAAAGCTATAAATACCTTCAAATCGATTCATAAAATACCTCCTAATCATTGCTAGAAAATTGAGTTAATAACATAATATAACAATATTGATGCTCCAATTAATTTAATAGTGTCATACAGTAGTTTCAATAATTCAAATGTTAACTCTCTATACTTATTCATTGTATTTTTAGTGACTATGTTTTATAATTTAGTTAAGAGGGAAGGTGCAACTTCCACTCTTAACATTTTACTAATGTAGGCTATCTATTACCATTTTGATGACTGCTAATAGTGTGCCAACTTCGAGTACGAGTTCAGTTAATTCTTTTATGAGTTTTCTGAACTCTTTTATTTTCTTAGCCACTTTCTTTTCGCCTCCTTTCTATACTTCAATAATATCACGTATGCGTGATATTGTCAATAACTTCCATATATCTTTTTCACAAAAAAAATAGACAGTTATTAACTGCCTATAAATCTAACATCTTAAATAATGGTTCTTGCTCTATTAATGCTTTTTTACCAAATAAGGCTATTGATATTGAACTAATGGCTTGATTAGCTCTTTCTCTTAATTGTCTTTCTTCTAAGTATACTTTATCAACTATTAAACTCCATTCTAAGCCTTCAATATACCTATACCTTATAATTTGTTTATGTATAGGTTTTAAATTACTTATGGATACATCTATTGTATATTTTAGTGCTTCCATTTCATATAATTCTATCTGCTTTTCTATTATCTTTTCTTCAAGATTAATTAACTCATTTTCAACTTGATTACTTATTGAATTAGTCTTACTTATGGGAATGCTGTCATAGCTTAAACCTTGCATAAAATCACCTAAATGGAACTCTTTGAGATTTTTTATTTGAAGTTTTAGACTTTCAATATTAATATGTAGTTGTTTGTAGTTCTCAAGGTGTTTTTTAGTTGCCATAAAAAACTCCTTTTTAACTTTACTTGCCATAACATCACTCCTATTTATTTAAGCTACCTTTTTCTTATTTTCTTTTCTCTTTTTCTTAAGTTCACTATATTCTATCCAACCATCTACCCCATATTTTTTGCTTTTAGCAATCCATATCAATTTTTTGTCCTGATATTTATAGTCAAAAAGCTTTTTTCTAAGTTCACCCTGCTGTGTACTATACCCTTTCACATCTATATAAACGACTTCACCATTCCATTTGTATATGGCAAAATCAATTGTATATGTAATAGCTCTATAGCTTTTCCCATCTTTTTTAAATTTAGGTTGTAGTTCAAACTTTTGTTGAAGTCCAAAGTCTTTTATTTCTCCATTTTCCTTTTTTTCTTTTAAATATAAATAATACTCTGACTCATCTTTACTATCAAATTTAATTCCATCTATTACAATTTTCTTATTATTGTATTTACTCAATCAAATACTTCCTTTATCACTTAAAGTTACTCATACTTATTAATATCGTTTATAAATTCATAAACCTCATGTACACTATATCCAAACTTTTCAAACCCTTTTACATATCTTCTTATGGAACTTGATATACTTCTACCTACTATACAATTCTCATATCCTTGCAACAAGTTTTCTTTTTCCTCTTGCTTCACCATTTGAGAAACTGCTTTTTGAAACTTATTCATTGCTATTCCCCCATAGTTTTATTGTTTAAAATTAATTTTGCTGTTCTCTATTGCTTTTCTTAGCCTTTCTCTCACATCTTTTACAACAGTAAATTTTTTTAGACTGTTTTGGGATGTAAAATAATTTACCACACCAATTGCAAATTATTCTTTTATTCATAAAACCACTTCTTTCTCATTTTTCAGGATAGTTGTTATTACAATTTTCACACTCTTTCAGATTCAATCTATACTCATAAACCCTACCAGCTATAAAACTTACTGCTACAAGTATCATGATAGCTAACCGCTTCAATAATAATTTATATATAAAGAACTAGTTAATATTTGATAAAATATGTGCTATCACATCTATTGTCCAACCATCACCTATGACATTTTGTGCTTGTCTTATACTCAAACCTTTTGTATATCCAACTGGTAGCGTCTGCGCTAACTCTAATTCTCTAGTTGTTAAGTATCTGCAGAAAGACCCAAATTCTACTAAACCTGAATTACTAAATCTATCTTGTTTTAATGTTACGCAGTTTATTTTGTCTTCATATGTTACATTCTTACAATTTCCATTTAAACCATTACCCCACATTTTTTCTCTACTTGGAGTTTTTTTAATTTCAAACTCTTTGCAATAATCAAAACTAGTATCTTTATAATCTTGAAAACTAATTTTTAAATCTTTAGGTTGTTGAACATTTAAAATATTTGTCCAATATAATCTGTCTCTATTTTGATAACTAACTAAATTGCTATTTATCTTGATTGGTTCAACTCCTAACAATTGGCTTATCATGTTTTCATCTTTTTTGGGCATCACTACGTTTTCTAAAAGAAAATATTCTGGATTCAATTGTTTTAGAATTCTTATATATTCCCAAAACAAATTACTTTTATCTCCAGTTAATCCATCCTGTATTTTATTAGCTATTAATCTTCCTTTACTTAAATTTTGGCATGGGCTTCCGCCAATAAGAATATCTACTTTAGGGATTTTACTTACATTTAGCTCTCTTACATCTCCAAGTTGTATTGTTTTTGGGTAATTATTCATTGCTACTTTAATCGCAATCTCTTTTATTTCACTTGCAAAATAATTTTCTACTTTTATTCTAGCTCTCTCAAAAGCAACTTGACCACAACTAATTCCATCGAATAGACTTAATACATTCATATTTGCACCTTCTTATTATCACAATTTTCACACCCTTTTAGGTTCAATCTATACTCATAAACTCTACCAGCTATAAAACTTCCTATTACTAATATCACACTAGCTAAGATATTCACTTTTAATCATCTCCTCATATTTTTCTCTAGCCTTATCTATAGCAATAAATATATCCTCTCCATTGTCATATAACTCTTTTGCTCTTTTAATTGTATATTCTGTCCTTGAAACTTCCATTATTCCTCCTTAATGTATTCAACTTTCCAGCCACTTCTTGTTTTAGTTTTCTTTTTAATAGCTTGATAAACTGCTTGATATTTTAATCTTAAAAAACAGGCTGCACCATCTATAGACTCAAATTCTTTTACTTCCCCTGTATTAACATTTCTAATTCTTACTGGTAACTCTTTTTTTATTTTTCTGTCCTTCTTTACTCCAAACTCAGCTAACATTTTTTCTGGCTTAGGATATATCTTTTTTCCATTTTTTGTAATTCCCAACAAACAACAATATAATGCTAAGTAGTTTCTACATGTAAGGTCATCTTCAATAAGGTTGTCCACTACTGAGCCACTAAAATACCTTTCTACTTTAAACATTTATTTCACCTCATATTTAATTTTTCAGATTAAAATGGTAACTCATCATCATCTATAATTTCAAATCCTTGAGGGTCTAGTCCTATGGTTCCATCTTGTACACTCTCTTTATATGAATTACTCGATTTATTCTTGCTTTCTAATGATTGTACTGATTTTGTACTGACTTTTGTAAATATTCTTTTTTCACCTGATTGAGTTTGATAATTGTCAACTCTTATATTCCCTTCTAATGCTACTAGCTTCCCTTTTGTTATGTAATTTGCACAGTATTCAGCTGATTTACCTATTACTTCTATTGGTATAAAATCAGTATCCCTTTTTCCTTCTTTATTTATATAATTTCTGTCTACAGCTATTGTAAATGATGCTACTGCTGTACCTGTTCCTGGTATGTATTTGAGTTCTGGGTCTCTAGTTAATCTTCCAACTAATACAACTTGATTCATTTTAATACCTCCATCAATATTATTTAAATTTAGCCTTTTGGCTTTTCTTTATAAGTTCATCTAATTCTTTGTTACTGTATTGAGTAAATGTTTGTTCAAAATTAGCAAACTTATTTTTGCTTACTACACTATTGGTTTTTTTTGACTTTTTATTTTCATGTTGTAATTTATATGATTCTAACTGTTCATATGTAGTTATATTTGCATCCTTCCACTTTTTAAGGATTCCTTTTAAGTATGATAAATTCATATTCATTCTTTCAGCACATATCTCTATAGCTCTTTTAAATACTCTTATATCTACTTCATTAGATACTTCTAATAACCATTCAGCTGTGACTGGATATACTACTCCTATATTTTCTTCATATAGCTTCTTAAATTCTTTTAAAGAGTTATCCACAGCTTGCTCTATATACATACTACTTTTAAAACTGTTATTTATAATACTGTTACTTATAGTGTCCGACTTTTCCATGTCCGGTTGAACCATGTCCGGTAAATTCGGACATGGTTCCATGTCTGCTTTTTTCGGACATGGTTTTTTTTATTTTCTTTCTTACATCTAATGGATATATGACTTTCTATATAGCTTCTATCAAATACTACCTCATATATATTATTTTGCATCCTTCCTTCCCTAGTTTTATTTTTATATACTTTTATATAACCACTCGTCTTTAGTTCATTTAGGTATTTACTAAAAGTATCTTTATTTATACCAAGTTCATGAGTCATAATATCCCTAGATGGATAACATGTCCCACTTGCTCCTGCAAAACTGGATAGATAGAAATATAAAGCTCTTGCTCCTGTTGTTAGCCATGAATCTCTAGCTACCAATTGTGGTGAAAGACCATACCCATCACTAAGTATATTTCCTTTCTCTATAGTTGCTTTGTCTCTGTCCTTCAAGAAATTCACCTACTTAATTATTCCTTTTTCCCTTTGTAATTTCTCATATCCAACACATATCTGGTCATATTCCTGTTTACTTAAATCTTTAACTTCTTTATTAAACTTATAATACACTTCACTTTTTACTCTATCTGAATCTTTGCCTATTGTATTTCCTATTGAAAACAATCTTTTTATTTGATTTTGACTTATTTTTATTTGACCATTTTCACTTGCTTTAATAGAGGAGTTTGTTAAGTCATTTCTTTTATAATCTTCTTTTCCACTAGTAGCATCAAAAGTATCATTTTCTGTAATGTTTAATAACTGAATGTACAAATACCTTGTCTGATATGTTTCAATTCCTCCTAATGCTTGTAACTCATTAGAGCCTTTTAATTGTAATTCTCTCATTGGAGAAGTAAATATTATCTCTTCTGTTGGTTTCTCTCCATTAATCAATGTTAGAGTTGCATAATCATTTGTAAAGGTCACTATAGGGCATAATTTAGCTTCTTGTAACAGCTCTGTTGCTTGAGGTAAGAAGTCTGCTAACTCAAAATATTTAAAGTTAGCAAACTTGTTTTGACCACTCTTTTTTATATCTAATTTGTTAAACTTAATTCTTACATCCATCAATTTTATGTAAATATTATTCACTTCCATCAATTTCTCCCTCCATTTCTCTAATATTTCTTTCTAAAACTGACACAAAACCATCTATATAATCACCATAGTTCCCTTGTAATTTGTATTCGTCTAAATGTTCTTTGAATTGTTCCAAAGTGCATCCTTTTCTATGTTTATCTATACAAAATTCTAATGCTGATATTTGTCCAAATTTTACATCCCAATCTACTTCATCTACTGTTGTAAATCTTAATAAAAATAATCTATCTTCTAAACCCTTAATTATTTCATTTTTTGTTTTCATTTATTCCCCCTTATGTTATAATATACCTATAATTTTTGTAACTTATTTTCACTTAGAGCCTGTGCGAAGGCTCTTTTTTTATATCTGGACATCTATTGGTCTATCTTTTTCAAGTTCTTCTTGATACATCATAGCTTCTCTAAACTCAATAGAAGCTTCTAACTCAATGTCATGTTCAAGACCCTCTAATATATTTTGACTAGCAAATTTTACGGCTTCCCACCACATTAAACTACTATTATTTTTTGTACCTTGTAATTTACATATTTCTTTTTCTGCTTGTTTAATTTGACCTATTGCTATTAGTCTAGCTGCTTCCATTTAAATCCCTCCCAATTTATTACTATCTATATAAGCTACATTCTAAATTGTTACAATTATTACACATTAAACCTTTTAGAATGTTATATTACCTATTCTAAATCCATTCTTTTTGTGCTATAATTTGTTTGTGTTATATTTTATTTTTTATTTTTTTGTGTGTTGGTTATTTGACCAGCACTTTTTTATTTAATACTCCAACCGATATTTTCTTACCAGTTTTAATATCTTTAAATACTATGTCTGCTATAGCTTTTCCATCTTTTTTAAGAGTTACTATATTATTCTTATTAGTATTAAGGCTTAACAATTTCATCCCCCCTCTCTGCTACTTTTAAAAGTTCATCCAAATTTTTACCTTGATTTCTTTCAATAAAATCATCAACTTCATATCTTGAAATTTTTCTACCATCACCTCTAGCCAGTGATTTTATCAAACCTGTGCTCACTAACCTACGCATAAAAACTGTATCTAATTTTAAAATTCCCCTTGCTTCTTCTACTGTTATCAAATAATTTGGATAACCTCTTTTTATTAAAACAACTATATCTTTAGGCTCCAGTACTTTTACCTTTTGTTCAACAGTTTGACTCTTAACTCTATCTGTTTCTTGTTTATTTATCTCTATTTCTATTAAACTTTTTAAACTATCACTAAATTGCTTTGTTATACTTTCAGAAATATCCATGTTAAAATTCTCTCCCCTCTTTTCAAATATTTATCTTCCAACTAATTCGTCTAATGTAATATCTAAATAATCAGCTAATTTTATTAGAGTATCTATAGTTGGATTAGAATTTTTATTCTTCAACAATTTATATAGACCACTTACATCTATATTTAATTCCTTTGCTAATTTATAAGGTTTTATATCTCTTTTTCTTAGTATTTGCTTTATATTGTCGCCTATTAACATTGTATTCACCTCAGTTCTACATGGTATAATATAAACATGGAATAAATTCCAAAATTTTCAAAAGGATGGTGTATTATGCAGTTTTCAAACAATATATCTAAAGAATTACAAGAAAGTATAAGAAAGACAGTCTCTGATACTTCTAACACAGAGTATTTTTACTATGCTGAATTTCAATATAAAATTATTCTTAAATCTATAGAGGAATTTGAAAAAGAACTTGATGATGAACATGAAATTGCACTAAAATTGACTAACTTTGGAAAAGATGTATTAATGATTGTTGAAGAAGTAGGTTATCATAACCCTTGTCTAATTCACTACTACGGCATAGTAAATGGAGTTTATTCTGAAATTCTTCAACACACATCACAGATAAACTTTATGATAACTTCAGTAAAGAAAACTGACCCTTCAAAACCTGCTAGAAGAATAGGTTTTATATTGTAATTATCATTCTTATTTTCTGATTCTTTCTTTAGTAATTTCACTAATTTTTCTTTTTTCACTTTTATTCATCTCATGTAAATACAAAACTATACATTGGTACATATAATCTATAAAATCACTATTTGATTGAGCTGTTATCTGACTAAATAACTGTGCTTGCAATTGATTTTCAAGCATGGTTATTCTTTTCTCTATTTCTTCTATTTTCTTATTTTCCAATTCAATCTCTCCTTTCCAAAATATTCTGTATTTAGTTTTCAAGGTACTGTTATGATTTAACTTAACATTGATAATTGTTTACTACTTTTAAACTTATTAACAAAATAAACTTGACCTTTTCCAGTTATTTTTACTGTTCTAGTTACTTTAGTACTTCCATCAGGATTATTAATTACTCTTTTTTTAACTTCCATTATTCTTAGATTCATACTTTTCTGTGTTGGAATATTATAATCTTCACCTTTACGCTTAATTAAATATCCATTTTCTCGCATCCAGGTAAATAATCTGTTTTGTCCTATATCTACTCCATTTTGTTTTATAAGTTTTGCAAGTTCTCCAACTAATATAGAATTGTTTGAAGCTGAAACTGCATCAGCAAACAGTACTTTTGGTTGCTGTAACTGAATTACCTTATCTTTTTCTTGATTTTCTAATTGTAATTGTTCTTTTTCTTCAACTTCTACTAATAACTGTTGCAATGCTTCTTTTATGTAGTTGGTAGTTTAGGTTGTTGTTCTTTTAACTCTTGCTCCATTTTATTAAATCTTTTTACATATCTAGCTGTAAAAATAATTCCTTTTTCTCCAGTAAATTTATTTGCTAAAAAGTCACAGCCTAATTTCGTTACATTGTAACATTTTCTATTTTCATTTTTTGAATCCAAATATGTTGATTTTATAAAGTAATCAACCACAACAAAATTGTTGTCGTTAAGAATATCAATAATTCCTTTTGTTTTTTCTGTGCCTTCTAATTTTCTCAATACTTCCCAATGTCTAATTTCTAACATATCAGCAATTTCTAATGTTGTTATTGTATTTTTATTGTTAAGTTGCAAATTATTCATATCTAAAGCTCCTTTCTTGTAATCTGAGTCCTTTTATGCTATTATTCATTAAAGAGTTTTTCACAATTAGTATTTAAAATTCTAGCTATCTTTAAAGCTGTACGAATGTTTGGGAGACGTTCGCCAGCTTCATAATATTGATAGCTTCTCTCTGTTATTTTGGCTTTTTGAGCAACCTCTAATTGCGTTAAGCCAACTTTTTCACGTTGTAGTTTTAAATTGTTATTTATTTTCACCCTCTCCTTTTTATTTAACACGCCAATATTGTTCGTGCTATGTTTTATATATTACACGCTAATATTGTTCGTGTCAAGAAATTTATTTATTTTTTTATTGGAGCGTGTAGTTATGACTAAATTCAAAGATAATATTAAGCTAGTAAGAAAGCAAATGAATATGACTCAAAAGCAATTTGCTAGTTTGTTTGGTATCTC